ATGAAGTCGGCAATGTCAATCAACCACAACCATTGGAAGTCGGTGCCGGTAAGTATCTTACGGCCGATTTACAAGTTAGCACCTACTACACCGACTAAGGAGAAATCATGCCAACAACAATCATCACCGGCAGAGACATAACATTCACCATTGATGGTGATGATTTTGATGCTCAAGCCACATCAGCGACATTAACTGTTGATTCAACAATCAACACATACAACACTTTAGATAGCAAGGCCTATTTTACAACTGACACACAAGGTTCATTTGCCGTTGAAATGCTTGCAGATTGGGGCGCAGCATCATCGTTGTGCGAAGCACTTTGGACAGCTGCAACAAACGCACCAAACACCGGATTGGCGGTTGTATTGGTAGCAGATACGGGCGCATCATTTGCTTTTGATGTACAGCCAATCTTGCCATCTGCCGGCGGCACAGCACCAGATGCACAAACTGTGTCACTAGCTTTCACCTGTGTCACAACACCAGTTTTGACAATCAGCTAACAAAGGAGATCGGGAGCATGAAACTAGCAATCACAGTCGAATTCTCAAATGGAATTTCGGAGACATACACAGCGCAGCCGCCAGAGTGGGTCAAGTGGGAGAAATCCACAGGATTCATTGTGAGCCAAGCGCAAGAGAAGATTGGAATATCAGATTTGGTCTTTCTGGCATATCACGCAATGAAGCGTGAAGCTGGCGGAAAGCCTGTAAAGAATCTAGATCAATGGACTGAAACGGTTGTGAATATCGAAGTCGGTAATAGCGACCCAAAAGCCACAAGCGCGGAAGTCTAGGTCACTTACTGGTTGAACTGTCTATCAGAACAGGAATTCCAATGAGCGAATGGCAAAGCGCGGAAGATGTACTGACGGCGATTGAGATACTGGAGGCGAAGAATGGCAACTGATGCAATCAGCTATGACCGCTCAGATCTCAACGCACTCAAGCGTTCATTTAAGGCGATGGAAGATAAAGCAACAACACAAGCCAAATTGATTTCTGGAGGTCTAGCCACATATCTTCAAAGCAAAATCATTTTCACATCTCAAGGCCGAGATAAAGCATCAAAGCGAATCGCCGAAGGTTCAGTGGTCAGTAAGTCATCAAAGATTGGTGAGTTGTCATTTGGCTTTCAACGTCAAAAATTCTCTGGCGGTGGCACAACTCAGCAGCTTTGGGGCGGTTATGAGTTTGGATCTAACAAGTTTAAGCAATTCCCAATCTGGTCGGGTCGTGAAGGTCGTGGTTCCAAAGGATGGTTTATCTATCCAACTCTCAAAGCCGAGCAGCCTCATATAATTGCTCAATGGGAAAAAGCTTTTGATCAAGTATTGAAAGAGTGGTAACAGATGGCAATCACTGGCGGGTCAAGAACGCTCAAGCTCTCCATTCTTGCGGATGTAGCCAATCTTAATAAGTCATTAAAACAAGGTGAATCTGATGTCTCCAGTTTTACTGGAAAACTAAAAGGATTCAGCGACAAGATTTCAACGGCTTTCAAAGTTGCCACAGCAGCAGCTGTTCTCTTTGCTGGCAAAATTGCTGTTGATTCAATCAAGGCGGCGTCCGATTTAGGTGAAACAATCTCCAAGGTTGGTGTCTTATTTGGAGAATCATCCAAAGAAATCGAAAAGTTTGCCAACGGTGCAGCTCAGTCTTTAGGCCAGACAAAGCAACAGGCATTGGATGCAGCTGCCAACTTTGCAATCTTTGGCAAATCAGCTGGGCTCAGTGGTCAAGCACTCGTTTCTTTTTCAACAGATTTCGTTTCACTCGCCGGAGACTTAGCTTCATTTAATAACGTCAGCCAAGACGATGCCATCAATGCCATTGGATCTGCACTTCGCGGAGAAGCTGAACCATTGCGCAGATTCGGCGTTCTACTAGACGACGCGACTCTCAAGAATGCGGCTCTGGAACTTGGGTTGATTAGTACTACAAAGAATGCACTGACGCCGCAGCAGAAGGTTCTTGCAGCTCAGAAAGTTATCTATCAGCAGACATCGGCAGCGCAGGGAGACTTCGCTCGTACATCCGATGGCTTAGCCAACCAGACAAAGATTCTCACAGCAGAATTAGAAAATACAAAGCTCATCATTGGCGAAGCTCTGCTCCCACTTGTTTTAGAATTGGCAACTGCATTTTCAACACAAGTCGTTCCGCTAATTAAACAATTCGCTTATGGTTTAACTGGAAAAGAAGGATTGAACCAAGGACTCACAGATTCAGAGAAATCTGCATACGCATGGGGAGAACGTCTTAAGTCAGTCATTAAGACGGTCGTGTCTCTCAAAGATCAGATTGTTGCTCTTGGGGCTGTAATTGCCACAGTCTTTGTGGTTTCCAAAATGGCGGCATTCGTACAAGGAACAATTCTCCTCATCACAGCACTGGTCAAGGCATACAACGCACTTAAAGCATCGGCCATCGTCGCTGGTATTGCATCAGCCTTTGCTCTCAATCCTTTGCTTGGCGTCGGCGCGGTCGCTCTGGCAGCTGGTGTTTTAGCAGCGGCCAATGCTCTAGGCAGTAAAGGCAATGTCAATCTCTCAGGTTTGAATGCTCCATCCACTGGCGCAATTCCTTTTGCATCGGGCTTTGCAGCTCCATCTGGTAAAACACCAACTGTCAATGTGGGCAGTGTTTTGAACGGCGTGAGTGTTCCAAGCATCACAAGTCCGACAACTGCAACCAGCCTCAAGGCAGCATCTAAAGCGGCAACTGTAAATCAGCCATTCAAATTTGGCACATCTGGCGTCAATACAAACACATTGGCTGGAATTGCCGCTGCATCAGGTACAACCATTAATTTGA